TATAAGTTTTGGTAAATGTCATATAAATATCTCTTGAATAATAAAATTAAGGATAACAATGGCAGTTAATGATTCATCCCAACAACAAAATACTCCTTCAGAACCAATTGATCTTGGTCAAAGTGAATACGATTTTCAGTATTTAGTGTTTCCTAACGATTTGGGTAAAGAAGATAATGGTCATTATATGATCATCAATATTAATGTGCCTATTAGAAATACTGAAGTTACAGCAGCAGGAAGATATACTGGTATACAAGGTTTTGGTAAATTATTGCCAAATGAGTTATCTAAGGTTGACCAATTAAGATTTCCCGGTAATTTGAATCCCGGATGGACTGCTGGTATAGGTGGAGGAGATAATGGTGACCGATCAGCATTATCAATTCCAAGAAGAACACGAAGAATAACAAAATCAATTGCACTACATATGCCAACACCCCTAGTTTATAATACACATAATGCTTATGAAGAAATATCATTATCCGCTCTTGCTGGAAAATTGGGCACAGCAGGACTTGCCGCTTTATTTTCTGCTGGAGGTGCTGCTTTTGCTAATGTATCAAAAGCGATTGGTGCTGGTCAAGCAGTTAGAACAATTGCTGAAGCAGGTGGAAAAATAGTTTCACTAGGATCAAAAATTCTTCAATCTCCAATAAATCCTGCTGTTGAGATATTGTTTGCTAACACACTTGTCAGACAGTTTACACTTGAAGTTATGATGGCACCAAGAAATGAACAAGAATCAATCAATATGCACAATATCATCAAGACAATGAGATTTCACGGTGCTCCAGAAATTTCTGATGCACTATTAAATGGACTATTTTGGATTCCACCAGCAGAATTTGATATCACATTCTTCAATAAGGGTGTTGAGAATATGAACATTCTTCGCATTAATACTTGTGTTCTAGAAAGAATTGAAATTGACTATGCTCCAACTGGTGTTTATTCAACATTCAGAAATGGTCATCCAGTAGCAGCAAGAATGTCAATGGGATTCCGAGAACTAGAACCGATCCACAAAAAACGTGTACTTCAAGGATTTTAAATGTCAAAGTATTTTGATAAGATACCAAAGATACTATATGATATAGATGGTAAGCAATTAACCACATATCAAAATGTGACCAATGTATTTTTTCGTGTTAGAATAATCAGAAATGTACTAGAAAACATATCAGCATATTATGATTATCTAGTAAAAGACGATGATACTCCAGAAATTCTTGCAGAAAAAGTTTATGGTGATCCTGAAGCACATTGGATTGTTTTGATGGCAAATCAGATAGTTGATGCTCAATATGATTGGCCACTTAATAGTGATGACTTCAATAAATACATAATAAACAAATATGGTTCAATACAAAATTCTAAAACAACAATACATCATTATGAGAAAGTTATCACAAGACAAAACTCTATAGCTGGAAGTATTACTGAAACCAGATTTGTAGTAAATCAAGATCAATTGACAGTAAATGACATGACTGTTCCCTACGATACATATAATAGTTTACCAGAAACACAAGAAGTTGATGAGTATAATTTAGGTGATCAAGAAACTGTTGAACAGATCATAAGAAGAGATGCAATCAGTTGCTATGATTATGAAGATCAGATTAATGAAAATAGACGTGCTATCAAGATAATAAAACCCGAATATTATGCTCAAATTATTCGTGAGTTTGATACACTTACTAAAATAAAAGATAGAGTTCCATACCTTAGAAGATTATCATAATGGATGAAAGTATAGATATTTTAACCAATTTTGATGTTGGTTTTTCTAATATAAGCGATTCTCTGACAAAACAGATAACAGTTCAAGAGATTATGCTTGGAGAAAGTTTGCTTACTCCAGGTCTTCAAACATCTGTTCTTGTACATAGTTCAATTAACGAATTGCCAGTAAAAAATCTTGATGAGTTCAAAGACACAGAGATGTCTATTGATATTGAAAAATCTCTTCTAACTAAATTTGGTATTGAGCCAAGAATGTTCGTTCGGCAAACAACATATAGACTTGATAATCGTAAACTAATAAACAACAACACCGAAGAATTCTATATTCATGCTTGTGATCAGACATTATTGGATAATGCTGCAACTCTGGTCAGTAAATTATGGAAATGTACTAGACCTTCGGTTGTTGTCAGAGATGTGCTATCAACTTGTGCTGGTGCAAAATCATTAGATATTGAAGATGCTGATCCAGCCAGAGACTATATTGCTGAAAACATTCGTCCATTTCAGGTTGTAGCACAACAAGCCAATGTGGCTCTTGCAGCAGGTAATGATCCATCATTTCTTCATTATATGACATATGAAAATTTTGGTACACATAAATTTAGATCATTATATAGTTTGACTCAACAACCAGCAGTTGCAGAATATATTTTTCAAGAAACTGGTTCAATGTCAGGTCATGCATTTCCATATTCTATTTTGACACATAATTTTCCATGTGATTTTGATCTTCTATCAGATGTATTGAATGGTGTTGGATATGACGGTAAAAATCTGAATTCATTATTCACATTCAATCCAATTATGGCAATGTTTAATAAATTTGGTAGCAATACATTTGGTTGTGGTATTGGTAGTGGATTACCTAAGATGAGTATGTCAAATCAAGGATCAGCAGAACAACAAAATGCATGTCCAGATTATGCTCATTTATATGTTCATAAAAGACAAGCAAGAATGGGATTATTAGAACAAGATAAGATTGCTTTGAGAATAATGGTACCATGGGTTCCATTTTTGAATGCTGGTAAAATTATCAGACTTTCTATACCAAACAAAGCAGATGAAACAGGAACAACATTAAATTATGGTTCAGGTGACTATTTAATAGTAAGTTTAAAACATCATATCAAAAGAGGACAACCATCAACAATCACGATGGATTGTGTCTCAAGAACAGTTGGAGCGGGAGTAGTATAAACTATGTATGTAACAGACGGTAAAAAAGATCCTATCATAATTGCTGGTGGTAATTATAGTGATCCTGATGAAATGCAATTATCATTAGTCAAAGCATATAAACCACTCAAGTATGGAAATTCAGTATCCAAAGAAGATTTAGGATTCATAAACACACAAAGACCACCTGATCATGCCAGTCAGTGTCAATTCAATCCTCCCCCTGAAGACGGAACTGTTTGTTTTACTAACGGAAATTTAGGAGGACACACATCATTAGATGTTGGTGAGATGCCACAACAAATGCCTGGATTTGGTAATGTTGCTGGGAATGATGGTTTATATGATTTGATGAAATTACTATTTGGATCAGATACAGGTAAAAACAGAAAACCTGGAGTAAAAGAGACAATTAAGAATGGTGTTAAAATTCGTGAAATTATAGAAAAAGGACCATTTACACGGGATCTAATAAGCAATATAGCAGATCATGGTGCATGGAATTCTATAACAGGACAGAAACTTAAAGAGGTTCAAAACATAGCAACTGCTTTGCAGAACTTTGCTGAAATACCAGGTGCAGATATGCTTGCACAGTTACCTGGTCAATTGATGAATCTTTCTTCTTTGATAAAAAATTTGACAAACCAACAAAGACAAAAAGCAACACAAAATATGTCTCCTGGACTAATCAATGGTTTTGATAATATGATTACTCTTATGGGGGAAACGACAACAGATAGAATCAATCCAGAAGTGTTTACTGAAAATATGGTCAATCTGTTATCTCAAGTGACAAATATAAGTGATTTGATTACCGTTCTACATAGATTAAAAACTGATGAGACACTAAGAGGACTTGAAGAGTATACACCAAAAACAGATTCAGGACTTAAAGCAACAACAACAGTAAATATAGAAAACAATGAATATTCTACATTAATACTATCTGATATTGTAGATAATTCAAGAGTTCATTTTGACAAAGGTTTTAGTTTGAGTATAAATAATCAAACTTATCTAGTAGTAACATCTGATTTAACAAGTAATCAGATAACAGTTTATCCCAAAATTACTGATAATTTTGAAAATATACCAGTATTTGTACATGAACCAATACTTGAATTTAAAACACAAGGTCCTTATGGTCCTATGACTATGACAATGGATATAAATGGTAATGTTAAACCAAATAAAGATTCTTCTCAGCAATTACAACAAGCATTACAAGCAATATCTGGACTATTCAGTTCTGCTGAAGCCGGTGGTAAAAATCTGTTTGGTGATATGAGTGGAATCATGGGACAACTATTCAATAGAATACCCAATAATATCAGGGCATCTGTCCTTTCAGAAATTACTAATGTTGCAAAAATGCAATTAGATCCAACATCAAAACTGATGAAACAAACACCTTATCCTTTTGGCAAATAATAGGAAAATAGTATGGCAGAACCAGTAAAAGAAACACCATCACAACATTCACAAACACCACAATCAATGAATGGTCCGGTCGAATATCCAAATTATTTCTCGTTTCAAGACAGATGTGGCAACACACCTAGGTTTATTAATAATACCAGGGGTAACGAATTTATTATGTGTCAGCACAGATCAGGATCATATTGGGAATTATCACCAACAGGTTCATTCAATATTGTAGCATCTCAAAACAGAGAAGATATTACCTTTGGTAAACATGTGTCTTATGTAACAGGTGCACAAGATACGACAGTTGATGGAGATAGTAGTGTAAAAACAAATGGAACAAGACGAACAACAACAAATGGAAATAGTGAACAGACTGTCAAAGGTGATGCAGCAATTAGTGCTAAGTCAATCAATATGGCAGCATCAGAGGGTGTAGATTTAGCAGGACAATCATTTACAGCAAAAACTAAGTCTGCTCTTATACAAGCAACTGATGGACCAGTAACATTAAGTGCTGTAGGAAATGCAGGACTTGAATCAACTGAAGGATCAGTAGGATTATATTCGGAAGTTGGTGCAGCAACTATTGAAGCAGGAATGAAAATTTCTGTTAAAGGTAATGAAGTTCATATCAGTGGTGCTGGTGGGGAAGTTGTTATGAAACAAGGTAAAGTATACATAAACAGTGGTGTGTTTGAAGCACCAGATCAAGTATGGAAAGGACGACCTGAAGGGACTCAAACACCTGAATTATTATCATAAATAAACACATGGCACAAGTACAAAGAGTTACTAGAAAATTTGACTATTCAGACTTAGATTTGGATTTCATAGCACATCCGACAACAGGAGATGTTGTCAAGAAAATTGGTATTGATGCTATAAAAAGATCAGTCAGAAATCTTGTATTGACCAATTTCTATGACAGAAAATTTAGATCATATATTGGTTCTAATGCACAGAAGATTCTGTTTGACAATATGAATCCATTTTCTGCAACATTCTTAAAAGATGCTATAATTGAAGTTATAACAAACTATGAACCAAGAGTCAAATTATCTGAAGATGAAACAGATGGCGTTATAGTCAGTGCTGATTATGATAATAATGGTTACAATGCCCGCATCACATTTTCACCTATAAATACTGGTGCACCAGTTACAATCAATCTATTCCTGGAAAGAATTCGCTAAATGGCAGTAGAAAAATCAGCACTTAGAATAACAGAACTAGACTATCTTTCAATCAGAGAAAATCTAAAGACATTTCTAAGAAGTCAGACAGAATTTCAAGATTTTGATTTTGAAGGTTCTGGTATGGCAGTTCTGCTGGATATTCTAGCATATAATACACACTATATGGGATACTATCTCAATATGGTAGGTAATGAAATGTTTTTGGATACAGCACAAATTCGTGCATCTGTGCTGTCACATGCCAAACTTATGAATTATGTACCAGGAAGCAAACAAGGTGCATTATCAAAAGTTAATATTTCAGTTACACCAACAGGCACTGAAGATACTGCTGCATCATCTCTTACACTTGAAAAATATACAAGACTTCTTGGATACGACAAAGACGGTGTAAATTATCCATTCGTAACACTATATTCTAATACAGCAAGCAAGCAAGCAGGTTCATTTCAGTTTTCCAATGTACATATCAAACAAGGCGAAGTTATTACACTTCAATATTTGGTAGACTCAACAAATGATACCAGAAGATTTGAAATACAATCGGCAAATGTAGACACATCAACAGTATCTGTAATAGTACAAGAATCAAGTTCAAACACAGACACAAAATTATATACTCTAGCCAGCGATATAACAGAACTTACAAGTAATTCTCAAGTATACTTCCTTGAAGAAAATGAAAATCTAAACTATACATTCTACTTTGGTGACGATATTATCGGTAAAAGACCTAAAGACGGTAATATCGTCATCTGCACATATCTTGACAATGTTGGTGTAAATTCAAACAATATTACTGGATTCACTTTTACAGATAAAATAGGTGGAAAGTATAGAAATAATGTCACAACAACTTCAATAATATCTTCATATGGTGGTGTTGATAAAGAAACAATTGAACAAGTCAGATATCGTGCACCATATTTCTATAGCACACAAAATCGTGCAGTAACTAAAAATGACTATGAAACATTAATTCTAAAAGATTATCCAATTATTGAGTCTGTTTCTGTTTGGGGTGGACAAGACAATGATCCTGTTGTTTATGGTAAAGTCTTTTTATCATTAAAGACAAGAAGTAATTATTATCTAACAAATTTTGAAAAAGAAAATATCAAAACTTCACTTATCAAGACTAGAAATGTTTTGACAGTAACACCAGAGATTGTTGATCCTGATTATGTGTTTGTGCAAGTCAAAGGTACAGTCAAGTATGATTCTAAATTAACATCACTCACGGCTGACCAAATTGCTGATTATGTCAAAGCAGCAATCTATGATTATTCTGATATGGAATTAAATAAATTTGAGTCAGTATTCAGGAAGAGCAAACTACAAAATTACATTGAGAATTCAGAACAATCTATTACTGGTAGTAGCATTGAAATTTTTGTTCAGAAAAGAATAGTGATAGATATTAATAACAGAAGAAATTACACGGTCTCATACAATCTACCATTACGTCAAGTATCACATAAAGATAAATTGACAACATTTCCAACGATTGAAGTTTATGACTCTGCTAATGTAAGCAGAAATGTGTATTTTGAAGAAGTTCCTGAAGCTATGACAGGTGTTAATAATATCACTATAACAAATTCAGGAATCAATTATAGCATAGCACCAACAGTAGTAATAACAGGTGATGGTTCTGGTGCAACAGCCAAAGCAGTTATTTCTGGTGGTCGTGTTACTAATATTGAAATCACAAACTCAGGTGTAGATTATTCATATGCAACAGTTGAACTTGTTGATGGTGATGGTTCTGGTGCAGTTGCTGTACCTACACTAGATGCAGATGTTGGTACTCTGAGATCATACTATTATAAAACAAATGGTGAAAAAGTTGTCATTAATACTAATGCAGGTACAATAAACTATTCAACTGGACAAATAGTATTAACCAGTGTTAGAGCATATAGTGTAGAAGACAATGCATTCTATCAACCAAATTATCTGACATTTAATATTATGTCGAATGATGATATCATTGAACCACTAAGAAATAGAATTCTTACAGTAGACCAAGCTGATCCAAGAAGCGTTCAAATAACTGTAGTATCAGAATAATGACAATTTCAAACAATAAAATTAGTAATCTAATCAATTCACAAGTACCATTCTTTGTAAGGAATGATCACCAAAACTTTGTGACTTTTCTTGAAAAATATTATGAATATGTTGAACAAAATGATAAAGTTGTCAATAAAATAAAAAATGTCCAAACATACAGAGATATTGATTTAACAGAGACACAGTTTGCTGAAAGACTTTATGACACGTTCATGAAGTATATTCCCAAAAATATACTAGCAGATAAAACTCTGATTATCAAACATATCAAAGATTTCTATAGAGCAAAAGGAACTGAGAAAGCAACCAGATTTCTTATGCGAATTCTTTATGATGAAGAGATTGAATTCTATTATCCCAAAAAAGATATCCTTCGTGTATCAGATGGAAAATGGTTTGTACAAAAATCACTAAAAGTAAAAGATGTACAGATTGCGAATGTTTCAGCACCCAATATATTAGACTTAGAAAAATATGTTGGTACTCAAATAACTGGTGTAACATCTAATGCAACAGCAATTGTTGAACGGACAGATAGATATTATGATAGAGGCACAGTAATTGATGAACTGTTTCTAACAAACATAACAAGTTCATTTCAAGATGGTGAAAAAATTTGGACATTTATAAACGGCGATGAATCTATTGAATATGCATCAGCAAACATTTATTCTGGTATCATTAACTCAATTGTTCTTCAAAATGGTGGTTTTGGTTATACAGTTGGTTATTCAATTCCTATTGAAAGTAACAGTGGCACAGGTGCAGCTGCAATAATCAGTTCTGTTTCTACAGGAAGTATTGCTTCAATTACTGTTTTATCAGGCGGTGCTGGTTATAGAGTAAATGACCAACTGTTGTTTTCTGGTGGTGGCACAGGATCTGGTGCAAACGCAAATGTATTTACTGTATTGGATGATTCTTCTATACATCCAAATTCATATAACATCATTTCAAGTGTTATCAGTCTTGAAGCCAATACAGCAATAAACAATACAGTTTACAGCAATCTTAATTCATCAAATGCAAATACAACGATTGCTAATGCAATGTCATATTGGACATATGCAAACACAGGACCTGCTAGAACGATATTCATTATAAGTGAAGGACAAAATTATTCAGAAGAACCATCACTTTCTATTGTTGCTAACAGTGCAATCCAGCAACTTGGTATCTTGGGTCATATGGAAATTATTGATGGTGGACAAAACTATAAAATTGGTAATCTAATTGAATTCATCAATGTTCCTGGTGGTTATGGTGTTGGTGCTACTGCTAATGTCGTAAATGTAAATATGGGCAACTCCAACTCAATTAGTCAAGTAAAGTTTCAGCAAATGACAGGACAATTTGTTGGTGGTTCAGGGTATTCTCAAGCATTGTTGCCAAGAGCCAATGTGGTTTCAGCAACAGGAAATGGTGCAAATATTATAGTTTCTGCTATTCTAGGTTCTGGTGGAACACTGAAAGCATCAAATTCATCAATCGGTACTATTCAAACTATCACACTTCTAAGTGGTGGTTCAGGATATAAGACTGTTCCAACTATCAATCTGAAACAGTCTGGTGATGGTACTGCAATAGCAAATGCAACAATTGTTACTGGTGTCTATACTTATCCAGGAAAATATCTTAATGATGATGGACATATCAGTTCATATAACTTCCTTGAAGACAGAGACTATTATCAGATATTCTCATATGTTGTTAAGTCCACAAAGTCAATTAATAGTTACAGAGATTCTTTAAATAATCTTACACATCCAGCAGGTATGAAATTGTTTGGTGAAGTTGATCTTTTTAATGAGAATGAAAATTTGTCTGGACCAGATAATGCAGATGATTCAGTCAAAATTGTTCTTAATACAAAAACATATACCAAAACTGGAAACACAATAAATATTTCATACACAACACACGGTTATTCTGTAAATTCTAATGTATACATTGAGTACACAAGTGGTGGTATCAACTCAAATGTCTTTAATGGAATATATATGATTAGTAACAGTGCAACAAATTATTTTAAAGTAACTCAAAATGTTGCCAACACACTTAACACTTCTGGTAATCTGGTAGTTGGTGCAATTACAGCATAAATAAAGTTATAAAAAAGGAACGCATAACAGACAATGACAACTTCCGCAACATTTAATGATCTGAGAGTGAATAATGCAGAACAATTTAAAAATTCTGTAGCAAACACAACATCTGGTGAAATTCTATATCTTACTTTCGGTAAAGTTTATGCATGGGCAAATGATGCTTCTCCTGATACTGCAAGTGCATCTGTTGCTACTGTATATGATGTATGGAACAATATGATCGGCGGAAAAGAACTTTTTGGTGGTGATTTTGCACACGCTATTCCTAGATATGATTGGACTGCAAACACTGTTTATAATGCATACGATCATCTAAGTGATTCCCTTTATAATCAACAATTCTATGTCTTGACAAATGATTATAATGTATACAAATGTATTGGAAATAATTATAATAATATTAAATCTACTGTCAAACCCACATCAGTAAATCCATCAACTACGACAACAACATCTGATGGTTATATCTGGAAATATATGTATACATTATCTTCTAGTGATCAAATCAGATATGTAACACCAAGTTACATTCCTGTAAAAACATTGAAAGTTAATGATGGATCACTTCAATGGCAAGTACAAAATTCTGCTATCAGTGGAACTATTGATAGCATCTTTATTACAAATTCTGGTAATAATTATATAAATGTATCAAATATTATAGTAACGATTACTGGTGATGGAACATCAGCAGCGGCTATTGCAAAAATCAATAACGTATCAAATACAGTAAATTCAATTCTTATGACAAACAGAGGATCTGGATATAGTTATGCAAACGTAACAATAACTGATCTTGGTTTTGGTTCTTCTAACGCAAGTGCTCGTGCTATTATCAGTCCTCCTGGTGGTCATGGTAGTAATCCATTATATGAACTTGGTGGCAAAAACATATTGATAAATGGTCGGTTTAAATATGATGAAAATGGAACATTACCTGTAACAAATGATTATCGTCAAATTGCTTTGATCAAAGATCCTATTCTTAGTAACACATCAAATGTTGCAACAGTATCAGTGTTTTCTCAAGTAACATCAATTACAACATCTGGTACAGGTAACTATATTCTAGATGAATTTGTTTATCAGGGTGCAAGTTTTAATACTGCAACATTCAAAGGTAGAGTTGTGTCATGGTCAAGTGCAACAGGTAAAGTAACATTGATAAATGTTCAAGGAACACCAACAGCATCTCAAACATTGATTGGGCAATCTAGTTTTACTACCAGATCAGTTGCTTCTGTTGCAACACCAGATATGACAAAATATTCTGGAAGATTGTTATATGTAGATAATATCAAACCTATTACAAGAGCATCAGATCAAATTGAAGACTTCAAGATAATTATGAAATTCTAATATAAATAAATGAATGACATTTTAAAGGGAAATAACAATGGCTAATACTGCTAATTCTAGCACACTAACTACAGATTTTAATGTGGCACCATATTATGATGACTATGATCAAAATAAAGAATTTTATAGAATTCTGTATAAGCCAGGATATGCAGTTCAAGGTCGTGAACTAACACAGTCTCAAACTCTTTTACAAAAACAGATTTCAAGATTCGGCAGTCACGTATTTAAAGAAGGCAGCATTGTTATTCCCGGCAATTTTGCTTTACACTGCAATAATTCTGTTATTGGTCCAACATATTATGTCAAAGTAAAAGATAATGATAACTCAAACAATTCAGTTAATATTACACAGTTTCAAGATCAAACAATAACAGGTGCTACTTCAGGTATTATTGCTGATATTAATTTTGTTCTTGATGGTACAGAAGCATCAGGTAATACAAAAACAATTTATGTTGACTACAGAACAGTTTCAAATTCAAATTCCTCTATCAAAACTTTCCAAGCAGGTGAAGTATTAAATAGTAATGCTGGTACACTTGTTGTTGTTTCATCTGCGCCAACAGGAACAGCATCTTCATTCAGAATTTCTGAAGGTGTTATATTTGCTAAAGAACATTTCATTTATTTCCCAACACAACAAATCATCATTAGTAGATATGATGACACACCAACAGCAAAAGTTGGTTTTCAATTAACAGAAACAATTGTATCAAATACTGATGATGCATCACTGTTAGATCCTGCACTTGAATCATCAAACTATTCTGCTCCAGGTGCAGATAGATTTAAAATTAGTGCAACTTTGAAAGTTGTTGATATTAATGATCCTACAACATCTCCAGATTTTGTTCCTCTGTTAACAATACAAGATGGTATTGTTGATACAAGTCTTGATCGTTCACAATACAATATTTTACAAGACGAAATGGCAAAAAGAACTTATGATGAATCCGGTCATTATTATGTTCGTGGTCTTAATGTTGCTCTAAGAGAACATCTTGATAATGGCACAAATGGTGGATTATTAACTTCAGCAAATGGCGGCAATTCACAACTTCTATCAGTTCAAGTTTCTGATGGTTTGGCATATGTTCAAGGTTATGAAATTGCAAAACTGTCAACGTCATATCTTTCAACAAATAAATCTACTGATTACTCTTCTGTAAATAATCAGTTGTCATCTGCTAGTATGGGTTCTTATGTTACAGTAAAAGAATGTACAGGATCTTGGACACTAGATCAAGGTACAGCTTTGGATCTTTATGACACAGCACAAACAAGATTGACATCAAGTAAATGGTCAACTTCAGCACAAACAGGCAATAAAATTGGTACTGCCAGACTCGTTTCATTTGAATATGATAATGGAACAATGGGCACACCATCAGGAACATTCAATGTATATTTGACAGACATTAGAATGTTAGGAAGCAACAATTTCAGCAACGTAAAAAGCATTTATTATGATAATGCATCAACAGCAGATATTGGTGCTGATATCGTATTAAATTCAGCAAATAATGCAGCATTAAAAGATACAGGATTGTATCCAATGTTGTATTATGTTGGATCAGATTTCACAAAAACTATTAAGCCATCTGGTATTTCAGATACATCATTTATCTATAATACAACCACATTGGTAAGTAACGTAGCATCTGGCACATTTAACTTAGCACTTCCTGCTGGTGCCAGCCAATTCCCTTATGGTACAGCAACACTATCAAATTCACAAAAACGTGAAATTATTGTTGCATTGGGTGCAGATGCCAATGTAGCATTAACTGGTACAGTTTCAAACGCAGCAAATCAACTTATTGGTGCTGGTGGTGCAGACTTTACAAAATTGAATGTTGGTGACAAACTTTCAATCACAGGCGTTTCTGGTGTTTATTATATTCAATCTATTGCAAACTCAGCATATTTGACATTGACAACAGCAGTTGCAAATACCGTCTCTGGATCTTCATTCAAGAAACAATATAAGAATGGTGATATTATTGATCTCACAGTTCAAGGAACAACTGGTGTTACTAGATCAGTGTCTGCAACATCAACACAATTGTCATTTGATCTGAAAGAAACTTTATCAACAACTGTGCCAGCAACAGTAACATATCATGTTGCAAAAACTACAGCATCACAAATCAATAAAACACTAAGACCAGATAGATTTGTTTCTATTAATTGTGCTTCAGCAGGAACAACAGGACCATTCAGTCTTGGTTTCCCTGATGTGTATCAAATTAAAGAAATCAGAAAAGATTCTGTTGCATTCACAAGCAATACTCAAGGTAGCAATGTAATATCATCATTTGTATTTGATAATGGTCAAAAAGATACATATTATGAGTTTGGTACAATAACACCAAAACTATCATTGACTAATACAGATTATCTCTTAGTCAGACTTGATTATTTTGAACCAGATTTTACTGTTGGTCAAGGATTCTTCTCAATTGATTCTTATCCAATTGATGATGCAAATTCATCACCAACAAAAATAACAACTGCACAAGTACCAATTTACAAATCAGCAATAACTGGACAACAATATGATCTAAGAAATCATTTGGATTTTCGTCCAATAAAAACAAAGACTGCCGCAGATTCAACAACAGTTGCAGGTGCATCAACAAATCCATCAACATCTTCTGGATTTAATTATGATGTTAATGGTATGAGAGTTCCAGCGCCATATAGTCAAATATCATATGACTATCAGTATTATTTGGCAAGAAAAGATGTTCTTTATTTGGATAAAATTGGTAAATTTGGTATCATTAAAGGCGTATCTGCCGCAGTTCCAATTACACCATCTATATCAGATTCACTTATGCCAATTAGCGTATTGACTATTTCACCATACCCATCATTATCGCTATATTATGCAAATTTGCTGAACAGAAAAGATTTAGCATCTATTACTAAAAAGACTGCAAACATTAGATTTACTATGAAAGATATTGGTGTTCTTAAAGATAGGATTGTCAATCTTGAATATTATGCTTCACTTTCTCTTCTAGAGAAATCTGCTGCTGATATGAAGATTTTAGACACTTCTGGTATTGATAGATTCAAAAATGGTATCTTCGTTGATACTTTTGCTGATCATTCTCTTGGTGCAACATACAATACAGATTATAGAATTGTTGTTGATCCTGTTGAAAAGAGTATTCGTCCATTATATAACATGAATTCTATTCAATATAATTATGATTCTGGTTCTAATGTTCAAAAAACAGGTGATATTGTTACTTTGACATATACTGAAGCATTGCTTCTTTCTAATCCAAATGTGACAACAACAAGAAACACAGAAAGAATAACATATCGCTATCTTGGTAGAATGACTCTAACTCCATCAGATGATATTTTCGTGGATGTAAATCAACTTCCAGATAATTCTGTTATATTTGGTGGAGGTGCTTTACCAGCATCAGGAGTTAATCAAACAATTCAATCAACAGGTCAAACTTGGAATTCTTGGCAGTCATATATTACTGGTTATAAAGTTTATAATAATTCAGGACTTGTTGGTTCATATTCTTCTGCTGCTGAAGCCACTGCTGTTGCACAATCATTGCAATCAACATCATCAGTCACTGTTGAAACTCTTTACGCAAGTTCTAGAACAGGAACAGAAAACTTTGTAATAACAAATACTGAATCTCATTCATTAGGGGATAAAGTTGTTGATGTAAGTATAGTACATTACATTAAACCACAGACAATTAAAATTGGTATACAGGGTCTTAAACCTTATGCTAAATTCTATACATATTTTGATAATGTTAATATGTCTGCATATGTTACGCCATTAACATCTTCTGAATATAATACTTTAACATCATCTAATTTTGTTGTTTCATTTAAACCAGCTGCCGCTGAAGGTTCTTCATTGACCGCTGATGCAAATGGTAATCTTTGGGCTGCACTTCGTATTCCAGCAGAAAAGAAATTCTATGTTGGAACAAAGAAAATTGTTGTTACAGACAGTCCAACAAATACAGATGATGCAACATCTATATCAAACGG